ATGGATGATTTAAGACGTGCAGATTTAAGTGGTGCAAATTTAAGACATGCAGATTTAAGACGTGCAGATTTAAGTTATGCAAATTTAAGTTATGCAGATTTAAGTTATGCAAATTTAAGACGTGCAGATTTAAGTTATGCCGATTTAAATTGGATTAATTGGCGGGATGTTGTCGGTCTAACTGTAATAGCTGTACAAATTAATACTACGAGAAAAAACAATCAAATCACGTATATCAAAGAGCTGGAAATCTGGACGACTGGATGTTTTCAAGGAACTTTAGAAGAACTAAAGACATCTATTGAAAATACGCATAAAGATAATGAAAAGTTAAAAGCTAAGTATTATCGTGTTATTGATTTTATCTTACAGGAGGCGGAGTAGATGAAGACTACTGATATTTATAATTTTAGACAATTGTTCTTTTTAGACAAGTTTTTGGTTGGTCATAAAGGTTTTGCGGCCGGAGGGTGTTTCAAAAACATCTTTAACAACGAGCCGGTAAAAGATATTGATATATTTTTTATAAAACAGGAAGATTTTATTGAAGCTAAAGAACATTTTTTGGATTTAATAAAAAAGGAACCCGACAATTGGAGCAAGTCATATAATAACAAAAACGTATGGGCAATATACTCTATAAAAGACAAGATTAGAATCGAACTAATTAAAAGTGTCTTTGGAACTCCAGAACAAATAATAGATGATTTTGATTTTACGATTACAAAATTTGCATATTATACTGACTATGGAAAAGCTGATGAAGATGATTATCTAGCGCAGTTTGAAGTTATGTACCATGAAGACTATTTTGAGCATCTTCAAACGAAAAGTTTAGTCCTTGATAACGCTATTCCTTTCCCTATATCAACTTTCAATCGCAGCTATAAATATCAAAAATATGGATATGGTCTTTGCAGAGAAAGCAAAATTAAATTGCTTCAATCAATATATGATTTACCTAGTATTGACGCGGAGCAATTAGGACTTTCCCTGTACGATGGAAAAGATTGAACTTTTGGAGGTGTCGGAATGAGAATGTTTAAAGCAACTATTTATTATGTTGATGAGGAGTCGACAATTCGTGATGAATCAGATTTTAAAGACCACCTAGAATACATGTTTGAGCGATCGTATGGCATTACACACTTTGAAGACATAGACAAATCGAACGAATTCGAATGGGACGACGATATTGATATAAATTCTACGAAGGCTGGCAAGGAGACATACGAAAAATACTTTGATAAGAAGGTGTCGGAATGAACGAACAAGAAGCGAAAGCGATTGTGTTGGAGTGGTTGAAAGAACAGACAGGTAAAGCAGCCAGCCCATTAATTACTATAAACTATTTTGAAAACGACTTTTTTTCTTATGATTTACCTGGTGAGGTAGTACAGGCATACGATTCAATCAGCCGCCATACTGAATACGAACTTCTAGCCGAATTTGCAGCGTGGGGATTGAAGGAGGGTGCAGCGAATGAGCAGTGAACCTTTAGGTAAGAAGACAATTACGGTAAATTTCTATAAACCCTCTGGAAAATGGTATGCAGGAGGGACAGCAGTAGTAAGTACCTATATCTTTGATGAAGAGGCATTCTTAGAGGAGATAGGAAAGACAAATACTTGTTTCAAGTGGGATTGGCGTAACAGTAGTTTTGACTTGGTCACTAATTATGAAAGTGACGACCCAGAAGATAGGTACTTCTGTAATTATTTATGGAAACTAGCGAAGGAGTGGGATTAAGTTGAGCAGTGAACTAGTGAAGAAGTTGGATGCGGAATGGCATAAATGGGACGACAGTACAAACAACAATTAAAACAGACAGTTTAGAAGTTTTTAGAAATAAACAAACAGGCACTATAGTAAGGGTTGAATACAATTTTTTTGATGAAAGTTCTCGACGAATATATGTCATTGATATATCCGAGATAGCTTACATCACATCTGAGCTGGTATCATGACAAATTATCACATCACCATTTCCGCTTATGAAAATATCATAAAACAAACGCTTATTGAATTTATAAAAAATGATGAAACAGATTTTCATATTATTGTAGAGGAGGTTGAATAACAATGACAGAACAAATAATCATCAATGAAGCAAACCGTTTACTTAATTCCTAGGTGTTTCTTCACTGATTCAGACAATAGATTAAATGCAATTTTTGATAAGAAGCTGATAGACGCACTCGTGAAAGTGGAAGCAATCTCTTTAGTATTCTTCCAAACTTTATCATCACGTATATTATCAAGAAATTCGTGACCTTTCCAAGTGATTTTCGACAAGGAAAAAAAGTGGATTTTACCATTAATTATTTTGTGACTAAAGTCAATAAAATCAGCCTCTTTTAATCTGTATAATGTATAGAATAAAACATCATGCCCAAATTCTTTAAAGCAATCAAACTGTTTTAATTCCTCATAATTGAAGTTTTGAAATAAGAAATCTTGTTTATCTTCGATTTCGAGGAGCAGCTTCCGCACACACTCATGGTTTAGTTTCATGTAAATCACCCCCAATAAAAATAATTATATCACATGAAAAAGCATGAATGGAATTTTTATAAAATATAACTTTCAGTAAAATCATCGAATATGACTCGTACTACATGTTTTAATATATTTATGAATTAGACTAAAAATAGACGGAAGTAGGTGACGTATTGAGAAAAATACATGTTGGCGCTGGTGATCTAGTACATGTGAAAGGATACGAAACACTTTATTACATCGACACAATTAATACACATAATATTGAGACGTCCGACGCGAAATGGTCCGAAATCGAGCTCGATTTAACAGGCGTGAACGGCGAGTATAACTTCGCTTACATAGAAGATGTTGAACTTGTGTGTCGCGCAAAGTATAGCAGTGAATACTTGCGAACAGGTACACTTACAACCGCAATGCTAAACGCAAATAAGGCAGCGCCTTCAACGCGTGAACAGCAGGTTAACAACATAGACGAGCTTTTAGATATTGCCCTGAGCGCACAAAAGTTATATAAAAGTACAGGTTTAAGCGAATTCCAAGCGCAGGAAAAAGCGGCATACGACTTGATGAAAAATTTAATAGAAATGAGCGAAGGAAATGGCAAATAAACAATTTGCGCAGTTGCTACTGAATAAAGTAGTAAATGACGCTGATATTTCACCGTTAACAAAATATAATATTCAAGCTAGCGATATGCCTACGAAATCCGACCGACAAACCTTCGATTTCATTCACGATTATTACGAAAAAGAAGGCGTTGTGCCGAGTTACGCAACTTTGTCGACGCAGGTTGAAAACTTTGAATATGTGCCTGAAATCACCGACACTTATACATATTTGGCGAAGCAGGTCAAGGATTACAGCGGCAAAGTAGCGGTGTTCAAGCTGCTCGAAGACCCGTCCATGCAAGCGAAATTTGACGACATGGAAAGTGCTGAATTTATTGCATACATGCAAAAGGCGTTACATGAAATCGAAGTGCAAACGAAAGTGTCGCGCGGGATTGGCACAGATGTAGTGTTGGACTCTGAGAAGTTTTTGACCGAATATGAAAAACGCAAGGCTGGCGAAAGTAATAAAATTTGGCACTCTAAGTTTCCGACAGTGGAACAGGAGCTTGGCGGCTATACAGAAGGAAATACTTACGCATGGTATGGTCGTTCTGGGCGCGGCAAGTCAATTATTACGATGGAAGAAGCGTTGCAGGCGGCGGTCGACGGCGCAAACGTGCTCATTTGGGCGCTGGAAATGCCTTGGTTCGAGTGGATGGCGCGCGCTTACAGTAGTTTGAGCGCCCGACGTAAAATATTTAAGGCGGAAATTGACGGAACTAAATACGAAACTGGGTTTTTTAATCGGAATTTGCAACAAGGCGACTTGCCTGCGGAGTTTGAAGAAGCTTTTCGCGTTTTCGCATTAGAATTGGCGGAGGGGCAACATATAAAAGGCACAATTACATTACGCTCGGTAGATGATGATGACTTTGACCAGCGAAATTTAGCAGCATTGCAAGCAGATATAGAAGCAACAAAAGCGAATGTGGTTGTTATTGATCCGATTTATTACATGGACTTCGAGCAAAATACAAGTAAAACCGCAGGTGGTGACGTAGCAGCTACAAGTAAGAAACTACGGCGACTTGCCGGCAAAATGAAATGCGTAATACATGTTGTCACACAAGCAGAAGAAGAAAAAGAAAAATTTGACGATGGCATTCGCACAATAAGCATTCCGAGCCGTGAGTCCGTCAAAAAATCTAAAGCTATACTGGAAGACGCTGCGGCACTACTAGCGTTCGACTCTGTTGATAACACTGGCGTTATTGAGATAAAAAAGGGGCGTAGTGGCGGCGAAGGAAAGCAGGCGGAGCTTGTGTTTATGCCGAGCTACGGTGTTGTTGAAGAACTTGACTACACAGCCGCACTGGTACGCGAATTTTAGGGGGGATTTATACGGTAGAGATTGAAAAGTGGATTATTGAAACTGACAAAAAGTTAGCTGGAAAAAATTTGGTGTTTTACTACGAATTTGACAATGGCGAGTCATATAGCGACCATCATACCTATGTTACAGGTCCTTATTTTAAAACAATTAAACAAGCATTTGATTATATGTTAGTAAATAGTAGGATGAAACCAAGCATCATAGAGGATCACGAGAACGGAGAGCCGACGTTACTATTTGAAGAAAAGAGCGCCCACGCTTTTACAGCCCGTTGGCTGGCAACTCTTGAATATATGAAATATTGGGCGGATTAGTATAGGAGGTTCTGCAAGTGATTGTTATTGACATAAGTGAAAATGTATTGCATGTAGATATAATCGAGGAGTTGGGTCAATACGACTGGGAGCATGCGCGTTGGACCGAGGGCAAATTAATCGCAGCGAGCCCATTTCGCGAAGATAACCGCCCATCTTTTTTTGTTAATTTGCAAACAGGGGTTTGGTCTGATTCTGGTGCGGTGGATGTCTCGAAAACAAAAGGCAATTTCGTTTGGCTTTTAGCGCTATTGAAAGGCTGGTCTTACAGCATGACCGCGGACTGGCTCGAAGAAAAGTACGGATTTCCTGACCTAGAACAGTTGAAAATAAAACCTGCCATACAAACGTTAGAAAAGTCAACGGAGATTATTGCGCTAAGTGGCTTTGAATGTTTGAAACCTAGCGAATATTTAGAAAAAAGGGGCCTCGCAAAATCAGTTCAACAGCGGTACGGCGTAGGTGGCGATAGTAAAAAGGCGGTAATGCCCTGGCGCACAAAAGATGGCAAGGTAGCAAACGTTAAGTACCGACGTGCAGACAAGAAAGAATTTTGGTATGAGAACGAAGCAACGTCATTAAATGAATTAGTGTTCGGTCTCGATGTTGCTAAACGTGAGCGATCTGCAACCGTTGCAGTATGTGAGGCAGAAATTGACGCAATGAGTTGGTGTTTGCTTGACGCGGATGTGGTTGGTATTGCGGTAGGCAGTAGCGTGATGAGTGAGCAACAAATGGAGCTAATCAAGCGGTTAAATGTTACTAAAATTATTTTAGGTGGCGACAATGATGAAAAAGGTGCGCTTTTAAATAAGCAGGCAAAACATGCGTTTGGCGGACTTTTTCGGTTAGAATATGCAGAGTATGCGCCCTTTAAAGACGCAAATGAAAAATTATTAAATATTTCTAATTAGTGCGTTTACATAATCGCATATATGCGATATAATAAGAAAGTGTTAAGGAGCTGATACAAATTGAAAATGTCAACTAAAATTATTATGACAGAGCACGCAATTAAACGAGCAAAAGAGCGGCTTAAAATACCATCCGACACAGCACCAAGATGGGCGGAGAACAAGTTAAAAGGGAAAGACGCAACTAGAATGACCGGGAAAAATACATATGAATATGAGGTTGACAGCGTAACTTTTGTTGTTACACACAACAATAATAAAGCTATTGTGCGCACATGTTATAAAACTATTGACGACCCTCTAAAGCAAAAAGTAGCGCGCTTTTTAGATAAAGAATTTAACAAAGCAAAGCGAGCATATAATAAAGTCAATAAAGAATTATTAAATACAACTGCGCTTTTATACTCGCAAATAAGCGAGGAAACTGCGAAGCTTGCGCGAACTAAAAATCCGCGTGCAGTTTCGAAAATTAGTAGAAGTTTGCAAAAACTAAATACTGAATTGGAAAAAGTGCAGACTAAACGCAATGAAGCCGAAAAAGAACTTAAAATCATGCGCACGCAAGCAGATAAATTAATTGATATTTAAGCCGGCAAGTTCTACGTCGGCAAAACAGCGTGAACGGTTTGGCTACGATCGTGCTGTTTTGCGGGCGTGGGAAAAGGGTGCACACTTGGTCCGAGGCTCGAACAAAATACATTTCAAAAGGAGTTTTGCAGTTGGCAATTGTTGGAAAAGAAGCTATTTCAGCATTGAGAGGCGCAACACAAGAAGGTGCTGGAAGTAGCGAAAGAAGTACTTTTACATCGTTGAAATCAGGTTCGACATTTTTAGTAAAGGCATTACCGCTTGAAAATATTGCAGCATACGACAGTTACGGAATTTTCAAAAAGGTAAATAGCTTTGAAGCAGAAAAACCAAGCATTAAAAATGCAAGAGGTTACGCTACTGATGAATTAACGCCGTGGGACCTAGCGTCAAAATATTATCAGGACAAGGCGAACGAATTAGTTGAGGCAGGTAAAAGTAAAGAAGACGCTGAGGTTAAACCATTGCGCACAAAAGCGTCGGAGTATCGTTCTAAACGTAAGTATATTGTGCCGTTCATTGATTTAGAGTCTGGCGAAGTAATTTACATAGATTTTACGAAAAATCAAGCGGAAGCTGTTATTTCTGTTATTGAAAAATATGAAGAAAAGGGGCGCCTAGAAACCACACCGCTCGAACTTTCAAAAACAGGTCAAAAAACAGATACGAAAGTTTCATTAACAGCAACGTTTGAAGAAGATTTAAGCGAAACTGCCGCTAAAAACTTCAAGGAATTGACTGCGGAAAATGTAACAGTTAATTTTGAAGGACTTACTTTTATCGCGGATGAAAAAGCGCAAATTGAGTCGCTACTTGCGTCGGGCTTTGACGTTTCTCTAATCGACTTAGAGGCACCTGAAATCGACCCAACAGAGGCGTTTTAATTGGCACATGCGACTTCCATTCGCGGCGAAGTAAGCGAGCTAACCGCTGCTAGCCTACTCTTAACTGAGTTGGGCTGGGAGGTTAGCCGCCCCATTGTCGCAGAGTGTTATGACCTTTTAGGGCGCGACCCCGAAACTGGGGAGTATCACCGCGTGCAAGTAAAAACCGCTCGTCGGCGAGCTGATCGCGAAAATCAACCAGTAATTTATGCAACAAAAAATAGTGGGGAAGCTTACAGTACCAACGAAATAGACTACATAATTGGCATTGAAGGAAGTATTGGTTATTTCTTTGAATGCCGCGGCAAAAAAGAATACTGGTTAAATGAAAATAATAGCGACACAACTGCAACAAAATATATCAAATTAGGAGGCGCGGCAGATTGATTAAGTATAAGATTGCGGACGGCACAACGATAGAGGGCAGTGTTGACGAGGTGCTGACGTTTCTCACACGGATGGCGGCAATTACCACATATTCATGCGATGATGAACTCGAAATTCATGGGCAACCGTTCAAAAAGGTACAGGGTCCCGCTAGGCAAGGCGACTTTATTGTCTATGAAACCGCACCATATGGTTTCTTAACACCAACTATAGCATATTTAGTTAGGTCATCTGGTGTTGATAACGGCGCAATAATCCTGGACGACGACGGTGACGAATACGATACCCGCGGCGATGACTTTAATGTTTACCGTCTAAAAGGCAAAGAGTAAGGGGGTTCCGCATGGCACCGAAAATAAAATTGTCGTTAAACACTGGCACGGATTCTGTCTGTAAGTCGGCGCTGAAAACTGCCGCTGGACGCAAAAAAGGGAGTTTGGAAACGTTAGAAGAGGCGTGGGCTCGCATTGAAGCTATGAAAAATACGCCGGCAGAGGTTCGCATGATTTCCGAAGTAAAAGCCGCGCTAGAAGCCGGAAAAGTTGGACGCGAGCCTACCGCGGTTGCGAAGGGCAGACGTCTTAGTAAAGCTGAGGTAAAGCTAATTTATCCCGAAGTAAAATCGATTATTCAACAAGAAATACTTGCGGATATGGTCGATAATATGCCAAGCAACTATTGGTTGATTCAGACCGAGGAACAATTTAACAAGCTTTTAAGCCTTTTAGAAAAGGAAGAAATAATGATTTTCGATGTGGAAACGACGGGCACAAACGTCTATCAGGATTACCTCGTGGGTCATGTAGTTGGCTGTTATAGCGCAGATATACACGCATATATTCCAGTGCGGCACGATACAGATGAAACACAGCTAAACGCAGAGTATGTTGCTGAAAAATTAAAGCCATTTTACGAAGATAAGCGGTTAAGAAAAGTTGCGCATAACGGCGGTTTTGATAAAGCGATTTTAGCGAATGACTTAGGCATACAGTTAGAAAATTTATGGTTCGATACTATGCCGGCTATGGTCATGCTGAACGAAAACGAAGCTAGTTTTGCTTTAAAAAATCTTGCAACAGCTTACTTAAAAATTCCGTCGCTAACATATAAAGAACTTTTCGGCAACAAAGGATTTAATGAGGTTAGCGATTTAAAAGTTGCTGGCGCATATGCAATAAAAGATTCCGATTTAACTATGCGCTTAATGAATTTTCAACACAAACATTTAAAACGATTTCCATCCCTCGAAAAGTATTTTTTCGAAGTCGAAATGCCGTTTGTTTCGACCATATTAGATACGGAGTCGACTGGATTTAAAATAGATGAAGCGTATGCAGCTGAATATGCTGAGCGCTTAAAGAACGAAATTGGCACGCTAGAGAATGAGCTTGTAGAAGCTTTTGACGGCATAAATATCAACAGTCCAGCACAACTTAAACCTGAGCTAGAAAAATTGACGGGTACGAAGCTGGAAAGTGTCGACGCAAAGAAAGTATTAAAACCGCTAGCTGGTCAATTTCCGCTTATTCAAAAATACTTAAAATTCAAAGGGGACGCAAAATTATACAGTACATACATAAGTGTGTTACCGAAGTTAGTCGAAGAAAAAACGGGGAGACTACACCCCAGCTACCGCGCAAACGGCGCAAAGACGGGGCGGCTAAGTAGTAGCGGCGGATTTAATGCGCAAAACTTGCCAGCCGAAGCCCGAAAAATAATTGTTGCACCGGAAAATAAAGTGATTGTTGGGCTCGATTTTGGAAACCAAGAAGGGCGCATTGCTGCGGCGAAGGTCCAAGAACCGTTTTTACTGGACGCGTTCCGGGAAGGAAAAGACCCTTACATCGCCCTTGCAACGATTGCCTATCACAAAGATTACGATGAAATAGACAAAGATAGCGTTGAGCGGAAGCGTGCAAAAACTGGCTTTCTTGCATACATTTATGGCACAGGTGACCGCACAATGGGCGAGCAACTAGGTATATCAAAAGATGAGGCACATGAATTAAAAGAAAAATTAGGGCAACAAATGCCCCGCTTGAAAAAATGGGCACAAGAACAACGTCAATTTGTGAAGCGCAACGGGTTTGTGTGGATTGGCAAAGAGTGCCGCAAAAGGCGTTTACCTGACGCATTGAAAGGAGACTACCGACCGCTTTTACAAAGCACCAATGCGCCGATTCAAGGTGAGGCGGCAATACAGACTAAAATCACAATGAACAAAATGTGCGAAATGTTAGCCGAATGGCGGCAGAACGGGCGCGACTTTAAGCAACTTGCAACCGTTCACGACGAAATACTTGTCGAAGCCCCACTTGACATAACAGAACATGAGCGCGACATGCTTGTAAATGTGATGACACAGTCTTATTTGCTCGATGGTGTCGAAAATGAAAGCGACGTCGAAATATATATGGAACGCTGGGGCGACGCTGTTCGCTGGCAAGAATTCACGGAGAAACGGGGTTATTAAATGACAAAATTAAAACTTGAAAATCGCGATTTAGAGGCGCTGCGGACAACTGGTAAACTGTCTATCAGCGAGACAGACGCTTACGAGGTAGTTGACGAGCTTCAAACATACCAGGATTTTAGCAAAGTTAAAGAGCGCTTTATTGTGCGAAATGTACAAACAAATGAGTTGTTAGAGTTAGTTATTGTAAAAACATTCCGCAACCGCACAGACTTGGTCGGACACATCAGTAGCGCAACAACAAAACCGCTAACGAGCACATTAAAAAAACGCCTGACTTCGAATGAAGAAAGTGCCTTGATGGCGCCTGTTTTACACGACAAATTAGCGCAAGTTAGAAAGGAGCTAGTGGTTTGAGAGTTTTAGATGGAACTAGCCCGTACCTAGATTTAAATAAAACACATCACATCGAATTTACCACTTCGGAATTAATTTATATTATTGCATGTTTAGGCGAGGTTACGGACTTTACACTAAAAGAAGCATTGTCAGATACAAACATCTTTACCGATAAATTTCTCAAGTTGTAGGCACTAACTTATATGATGAACTACTTAATTATAGCTGCAAAGAAAATATAATTAAAAAGGAGTTTTTATTTTGAATGATAAAACCGAGTTTGAAAAGGGCTACGAGGAAGGTGCAGATGATACAACCGAGCTTATCAGCGGTGTGTTAGCTGAAGTGCTGGATAATTTGCAACAAGAGGGCACACTAACTGCGGTGCAAGGGATGTTATTTGTGATAGAAATGTGGAATGCTGGTAAGCGACTCAAGGAAAAGGAGAGCGAAGTTTAATTTTAAATATACAAAAAGTTGCAGATGAATTTATTAACTTATTGAATGATTATCATAGCTTGCCTGAAATTTGGGACGATAAGCTGGACTCGCAAATTCACAAATGGTATACAAACCCGCCGAAGCTCTGGCCGGAGCGAGGTGTGCCGTATTTTAGCCCATCCTCGAGCGGTAGCAGTCAACACGAGTTGTTTATGAAGCAGAATGGCGCAAAACGCGACGTTGGCGGACAACCACCGCACCAAAAACGGTGGACCACAATCGGAACAGCAACAGGCGACATGATTCAACGAGATTTATTGTTTATCGAAAAACACTTCGAAGCGAAAACCGGCAAGAAACCGCCGTTTGTATTCGAAAAAAACGACAACGGCACGCCAGTGTTCGAGGACTTTGCGAAGAAATGCACGCCGGTTAGCTACAAAAACCACCGGTTCAATCTATATGGAACTTGCGATGGCATTATGCTTTATACAGATTCCGACGGCAAACAGTATCGCATTGGGCTCGAAATAAAATCGAAGCAAACGACTTATAGCAAGACTAGCGACTATAGTATGCGTGAAGCTGACGAAAAGCATGTTAAACAAACAGTTGCATATTCGCATATGTATCGCGATCCCAACACAGGTGCGCCGCTAGATTATTACTTAATTTTATACGTTAATTTAAGTAAGAAAAACTGGTTTCAAACATTCAAAGAAGCGCCTGACCTAAAGTGCTTCGGCATTTCCATCGACGACAATGACCGCAACCAGCTCTTCGAATATTTTGCGGAAGTACTTGACGCAGTCGAGCGGCGGCAGGCTCCCCCATTCGAAATTGATACTTGGACATTCAATAATTTTAAGGACGCAACAGCTAAGTATCTTACCGACGAAGAAGTTGCTGAGGTTCGCACTTATGTGCGCCGAGTTAAAGCTTCGAGCCAACCCGATTATATAAAAACGCAACTTATTGACGCATATGAAGACTTAGTTGAAAGGAGAGGTAAAAATGGCACAAAGTAAAAATATTACCGCATATATCCCCGTCAATATCACGATAGAAATTGGCGAGTTGACCACAAACGAAGAGGTATCTGCAGAGCAACTAGCAAGAAATATTACACCTAACTTTATTCCGTACGAAGATAAAATGTATATAAAAGTCGATAGGGAGCCGCGAGTTGACGACGTTGTAATAATAAATAAAATGGATGGGCGTGTGGGCAGCTGGGTGCGTCGAGTCGCTGAATTAGCTAAAGATTTAGATAATGATTTTTTCTTTAATATCGCAATAGATGAGCACTTTTATTTTGACAGCTGGGAAGACGAATACCTCGCCGTTTATGAGCCTGTGAAAGAAAGCGGCGAACATGATTAAGCCAGTGCGCATTTTAGCTTTCGACATTTCACTCGGACAGCCGGGCGCTGCCTTAATTGAAGTCCGAAACGGTCAAGCTACCATAATTGACAAAAGTAATATTAAAACGACAACAAAAGACTCCATAGCAGTGCGCACTTCAATCGTGTATGCGTGGGCGGTGCATTTTATTGAGTGCAACCGGGGCAAGGGCTTCGACTTTGTAGTCCGCGAGCTGTTTCAAGGTCGCACGTGGAAGCAGAACGCCCCTGTTTTCGCGGCATGGTCGGCGGTGGACCATGCGCTTAATGTGTTCGACTTAGTTTATACAGACGAGCCAATCACGCCGGGCACTCACTTTAAAGCTGTTGCCGGAAACGGTAAGGCAACGAAGCAGGAAGTCGCCGATTCAGTGCGTAAATGGACAGCCTTTAAGGGCGAATTTGCCAGCGACGACGAAAGCGACGCATGTTCTCTAGCGCTATATAAAGCGGTTAAGGAAGGATTGATTTAATGAAATATATACATAAAGTTTCACTGTTTTTACTAGTTTGGCTAATGTTTACAGCATTAGTTTACATTATTTTGGTCGGCATTGGCTGGCTTGGCACGATTTTCGGCTTAATTGCTGCTATTCCGGTCGAAGCATTCGCACTTGTTGCGGTAGCGGTCGGGTTGCTGTGCGGCTTAGTTGCGCTAACAGATGACGAAGGAGAGTCCTAAAATGAAAAATAGTTATTATATTTTATCGTTGTTTAGCAAAGAAAACTGTAGTCCTTGCATTATGACAAGTCTAGCGCTTCAACAAGTCGAACTACCTGCAAATGTAGTTTTTGAAAAACGTAAATTAGAAATTGATGGCGAAGAAGTTTTTCGCGCATGTGGTGTGCAGTCAACGCCGACCCTTGTTTTATATCGAAGCACCGAAGAGGGGCAAATTATTGAGGTAAGGCGTCATGTAGGCGGCGCAAATGTATCAGCAATTGAGTCACTATTAAGCGACATTTAGGAGGCTAATTATCCAATCAATTATAGCAAGTATTTTAATAACCGCGTCACTGTCCGCCGGAGTCAGTCCGCAAATTCCGGCAAAAGAAACTAGCGAGGTTGCCCAGCAAGTCATGCCAAATGCAGCAAGCTGGCAATCCGACGCCGAAGCAAATGCGGACAAAGCCAAGGAATTAGAGCAACAACTTGCTGAACGCAATCGGGAAATTGAGCGTTTAAAAAAGCAATTAAGCAGCTCGAAGGTTAATACTGCCCCCAGCATTAAAACAGAGCAAATAGGCGCTAAAACGCATTGGCGAACCGGGGAATTTACGGCATACTATCCGCCAACAGACACTAGTGAGCACGCAATGCAGGGCAACGGGGTTACAGCGAAAGGCGACAACTTACATAAATCGCAAACCTGCGAAGGTTACCAAATTGTTGCAGCACCGCCAGAAATTCCGTTCAATACGAAGCTGGAAATCGAGGTAAATGGCAATGTTATTCGGGCAATTGTGCGCGATCGTGGCGGTGCAATAAAAGGCAGTAAGTTTGATATTGCGTTGTCAGATAAAAGCAGCGCAACCAACTTCGGTAGGCAGTCAGGGAAATGGCGAATTATTAATTAAACAATCGGAATGGAGGTATGGTACGCAATGAACATTTTTATAGATGACTTGCGATTAGCCCCCGAAAAGTATACTCATTCGTTTTTAACAGCCGAGTCCTTTTTATGTTGGTGTGAAGCGCATGATTATCCGACTATCGAGCTTTTATCATTAGACCACGATTTGGGTGACGAATTTATGAATGGTTTTGAGCTGGTTAAACAATTAGTTGAACTACGTATACCAGTAAAACGTGTGCAATTCCACACTGATAATATGCTAGGGTTCAAAAATATGTACTATTTTTTAAAAAATGCAGCAGAACGTGGGTCTCTGCCAACCATAGAATCCATAGAGAAAAGAAAAATAATATGCATAGATGGCGTAGAATCTATTGCGCCATACATGGTATTGTAGATGACCTACGACAACTTTTTCCGTAAAAAAAGTAATAGAGTATACAACGATTTACTATTCACACGTGACGCCTCATTCAAGGAGTGCCGCGGAAGCGATAAGAAAGCACGGCGAAAATACGAACGTTTATTGCGAAAAAGAGCAGTAAAAAATGAGATGGAGGGTGCCGACGAGTGAAAATATATCACACAGAAACACAAGAAGATTTTGATGCATTGTTGGGAAAATTGAAAAATGAAGGGTATAGCTGGTTTTTCGGAGAGGTTATTCCGTCATATGACTCGGAGCTTTGGGAACGGAATAAGCAAAATACTGTTGTGCATATAGAGGAAGAAGGAGTAAGTTGTGGGAGTCTTTCTTATGCTAAATATTTACACCCCAACACACCAATTGAAAAATACAAAGTGAAACAAGACGAAGTTGCAAAGTGGTTCGGTGGCGCTACAAATGCCATGAAAGCATTTTCATCCAATGGAGTATCTATGGGTATGCAACTTTGAGGGTGAAAACCTATGAAACGAACAAATAAATTAACTAACAACATCTTGAAACTTCAAGGTGAAAATGAGGTGTATAAATGAGTAAAGAATTACTTGGAAGTTTGGAATTAAACAGAGCGTATCAAATGGATTGCTTAGAAGGGATGAAATTAATTCCAGATGGAAGTATTGATTTGATTCTCTGTGATTTACCTTACGGAACCATGAAAAATGCAGGTCTTGATGGATGGAAAAATCAAACTACACAATGGGATGAAAGATTGGACACAGAAGCACTTTTTGTGCAATACGAAAGAATATTACGAGAAAACGGGATGATGGTTCTGTTCTCGCAAGAACCTTATACATCGGAGTTGAGAACCTACAAAGCATACAATATTGAGTTTGCTTATCCAATGATTTGGAAAAAAGACCATTTTGCTAACGCATTAATCTCTAAAAAAGCACCAGTTAGTTATTTTGAGGATATAAATGTTTTTTACAAAAAATATGATGTACAAAATAAAAATCCATTAAGGTTATACGCAAGAGTTGTAATGGAGTATATCAGACTCACGCTAAAAGAAATAAATAAAAAGTTAGGACACCGCAAGGCAGAACATTTCTTTTATGTGGAAAGCACACAATTTAAGTTATGCACAGAAGAAACATATAACGAATTAACCGCTGTATTTAGACTAAGTGATTTTAAAGAATTCAAACCGTTTGCTGAATTAAAAGAGATGAATAAGAAATATCAAAGAGTATTTAATCTTGAAGGAGAAAACAAAAAATCAAATGTTCTTGAATTTAAAAAAGAATATCAAGGTTTACATCCTACACAGAAGCCTGTTGCATTATTTGAATATCTAATTCGTACATACACTAATGAAGGTGATATTGTTCTCGATAATTGTTTAGGTAGTGGCACTACTGCAGTGGCTTGTGAACTGAATAATCGTAAGTGGGTTGGGTTTGAAACAGAGCCAAAATACATTGAAATTATCAATAAAAGATTAGACCAAATACAACTTGATAATGACTTAAAAGATTATGATTAACCACACATTTTAAATTTTAATAGATAGACTGTTTTGAATGAAAAATTATCAAGATTTCACACTGAAAGTTCAATACCCGTATCTATGAAAAAACAAAATACTGATAACGTAAACAACCCATCACATTACACAGCAGGCGGTATCGAAACACTAGATTACATCAAGGCAAAAGTATCTGATTATCCGTCATATGCGGTCGGGAATATTGTTAAATACGTTTCGCGCTATGAACATAAAAACGGCTTAGAAGACTTGAAGAAAGCGCAGTTTTATTTGAATGATTTAATTAATTGGATGGAGAGTGATTGAATGTTTAAAACTTTAAGTTCATTTTATTTTTCTATGATTTTCATTACCGTATTATTGCGCGCTTTCGGCTTTCTTAGTCTTGCAGAAGCAGAATTTATTTTACTATTAATCATTTCTCTTGTCATGGTTGAGGATATGAATGGGAGTCGTAAATAATGCGGGGATATATTTACACTTCGCCTTTACAGGTGTTGTTAAACTACCAAAAAACCGAATCTTGCGATCTCCGAGGCGCCGACTTTGCCGAAGCAATTGCGGATAAATTAACGCTAGAGCAAGCCATCGCAGAAGCTAAGCTTACAAGTCGCCAGCGCCTGTTTTTATGGGAACGACTTGTAAATGGGCATACGGTCGGCGACATCGAAGAGTTGTACGGAGTAGCACATGCAACTGTTAGCGAGCATATAATTATCGCAGCAAAAAAGCTGATGAAGGTTTATTTTAAATGGGAAAGGAGCGAAAAATAATCGACGAAGAAACATGGCGCACAGAGTTGGACAAAGAACTGACTGCGCTGTTAAAATTAGCTAAGGCTGGCGAGTTGTCGCTTGACTGGCGAAAGAATTATATTGAAGAGGCAACTAAACTCTATGAAATAAGAGTGGGCGACCCGTTGCTTAACCGCATGTCGGATTTGCTGCTTGCTGAATACATCGGCAGCACAGAAAGCTGGAAAGGGCGGCAGAAAGACGCTTTTCTTACCGATACCATGTATGAAAAAAGAGTGGAATTAGATACGAAAATAACACATGATTTATTGTGACAAAGAAAAAGCGCCTTACTGCGATAGTAGGGCGCTTTATTTACTGAAATTCATGTGTTAGAATTTAGGTAAAATACATAGGAGTGATATTACATGAGTTTATTTAAAAACAATAAAAAAATAAGTAAGGATGAGCTAAAGCAGCGCAAAAAAGAATTGGAAGAGGTCAATACTAGAAAAGTAAGAATAAAAGGCAACCGAAAAAAGCAAGAAAAACTAATTGACCTTGAATACGAACGTTTAAGTAAGATGAAAGAAAATATATTCTACTTTGAGGCATCAAAAACAGAGGTGTCTATAGACAAAGAATTTGTACGAATTGTTCGAAAAGGTATTAGTAATAAACTTACGCTTGGTTCATCGGGTGAAAAAGCCATATTAATCAGCTCTATTACCAGTATTCAACTAAAAAAACCTAAATTATCGGCAGGATACATACAATTTAACCTAGCAGGAAATTTTAATAGTCAAGGAGTTTTAGGAGCTACACAAGACGAGAATAGTATTTTATTTGTCGTTGACGAAATGGATATTGCGCTAAAAGTACAAAGTGTTATAGAGCAAAGACTGACAGAAAAACAAAAAACTCCCGAACAAATATCCGCTACCGATGAAATATGTAAATATAAAGAACTGCTTAATGATGGGATAATCACAGAAGTTGAATTTGAAAAGAAGAAAAATTCGCTTCTAAATAACTAACCTATATGAACTAAAGGCGCCTACCAATCTAGGTTAAGGCGCTTTTAATTATGTTACATCATAATCACTAAAAAACTCTTCTAGATATGTTTTATTTTGGTGGAGTAATAAAATCATTAATCATCAAAATGCATATTAACAGAGTCCGGCAGCTCAATCCATACATCAGGCGAATGTTGCCCTTCGTTAGATAGATCTTTAGCCACATACTCTATTATTGTACTCGAAAAATTCTTCCAGAAAAACCTTGCATACTCATCAGTATAATTATTTGGAAATGTGGGTGTATTATCGTTGGGGGGAAAGGTTACTACAGTAATACCACCCTGCCCATCTATTTGTACATCTAAGTTGTAAAAAAAATATTCAACTTCACCATCTATAGACAAGGATACTTTAATTGGTAATGTTATATATGCGTCATCATTTTCTACGAGTGGTTGAAGTGTGATTTCAATGGCAAAATCATTGAGTAAAAATAGTTTTGAATGTTCATGTGTAAAATTATGCACTATTGTAGACAATACTTTCGCAGCACTAAAGTGGTATGTTAACAATTCTTTAACAAAATTTTCTTCGGAAGAATATTTATTGAAAAGGGTTAATAAGATTGATTTTTTATAAATATCATCGAAATCATACTCTTTATCCGATATTTTTCTCATAAGAGCAGTTGCATTATTTTTTAAATCAAATTCATTAATACTGCCCTTGAAGCCATCGATTTTGTTCATTTCTTCAATAATTATTAACGGCTCTAAGTCACTTGTTGTATATTCAACTGTAAAGTAACTCTGTAATAAGTCAATAACAGCCATTAAATTTGCCTCTGCCTCCTGTTCTAACATATCTAAATAGCTAATATCATCAAAAGAACTATTCGAAGTTTCATTTGTGCCTATTTAAATATGTCGCCATAATCAGCTTTTAACTTCGCCTGATTTTTCAAGTCGCTGCCCCACAACTGCACGTACTGCTTAGTTACTTCTATAGAACTGTGTCCTAAAAGCGACGCTAGGCTGAACGGGTCAATGCCAGCTAATACCGCTTGTTTTGCGTAAGTGCGTCGGCACATGTGCGGGCTAACGCTTTTGTTGATACCGCAGAGCCTTGCCATTGACTGCAAGTGTTCTTGAAAAGTACGAGATTGCAAGCGCTCGTCCTCGATATTAACAAACAGAAATGAAGTCGCAAGTTGTCCACGCACTTTTACATACACCTTCAACCGCGCAATCATATCGTCGGACAAGTACACTATGCGCTGACTCAAGTTTTTTGTTTCCGCAATTACAATATAGTCGTCGTGCACATCATCAATTTTAATGTGTAAGCATTCATTAATGCGTATGCCTGTGTCAAGCAGTAGTTGAAAAATAGTTAAGTTTCGAAACGCTCGAAACGTGTTGTTTTTCTTAAACTCGCGCACGATTAATTTTATTTCATTGCGTTCTAGTGTGTCGTAGATTTTCCGCCGAACACGCAGCTTATGCACCTTTTTCGCGACGTCTGTAGCGGTCAGTCCTTGCGCATATAAAAAGTTGTAGAATGCGCGAATACAAGTAAGTTTGCTGTTTATTGTCGTCGTTTTTAACGTTGCCAACCACCGCTCGATAACGCGGTGTATGTCCGGCGCAGTGACGTCGGTAAGCCGCTTTTCAATGCAGAGCTCGGTCAGTGTGCGTCTGAACGTGCGCAACGCGACTTCGTAAAACTCTAGCGTCGACGTGCGTACGTTCTTGATGTACCGCGACTTAATGAATAGCTCAATCGCTTCTGCGTCAGTGTACGTCACACCTTCGCCGAGCAGCGCCAGCTCCTGCTGTGTTAACTCTTTTTTCGCATAAAAATACAC